CGCCTGGTTAAAGAGATGCGGCTGGGAATTGGTGATTGAACGCGAGAAACATTGTTTCCGATGGGCTTTGATTCCTTATGTGGAAGAGGCAGTTTAACCATATTCGTGGCATCACAAAAAAAGGTATTATTGGGCTATGGTGAAGGTGAGTAATGAAGAAGAAATCAATAGAAAAGCTTGAGGCATTATATAAGCGCATTCCTGAGATTGATTGTAAGGGATTATGTCACCCCAGCTGTTCTATTGTGCCAGCGGAAGACTTGGAGGTTAAAAGAGCTAGAAAACGGATGAGTTGTAACCCATTTAGGGTGTCAAATAAAGACTTGGAATTAGCTAAAACCACAGGAAAAATCCCAAGTTGTGGTGCTTTAAAAGATAATAGATGTACAATCCATAGCGTAAGACCCGCAATATGCCGTTTGTACGGCTCAGCGGAAGGTTTAGAGTGTCCTTTTGGCTGCCAACCAAAGAAACGAAAACTTACCAGACAAGAGGCTTTCTTCATAATGAGGGAAATAAGGGAAATATGAAAAATCACATCAGTCAACTTGATATTCTTGAAAAAGAATTTATGGAAAATATTAATCAATCAGTTTTGAACTTATTAAGTGTTAAGTTTTCTCAAAAAGTTTCTGAGATTGCTAAATGTCAAATAACTCACATAATCCAAAATAGAATAGATGAAACAATTTGGATAAATGAATTAAAAAACAATTTAAATAGATTAATTAATGAATATGCCGCTCAATTACAAGAAGAGAAAAAGCAATTAAACCTAAGAATGGATTTTTTAGAGCAAAGAATGCTTGATATACTAAGGAGAATGGACTCTCTATGATTCTAAGTGAGGACAAGGACGAACTCGCATCACAATTAAGGTCAAGTTTATTAGAGTTCACGCAATTCTTCTATCCTTTGCTTACGGGCAGGCAATTCATTGTCTCGCAGCCCGTTGGTCGTGAATCGCATCACATTACTATTTGTCGCGCATTAAGCGAAGCATCACGCCTTGAAATACCAGACCATCGCTTGCTTGTAAACATCAGTCCAGGCTCGGGCAAGTCAACATTGCTCGCCATGTGGGTTGCGTGGACTTTGGCTAAATGGCCTGACTCACGCTTTCTCTATATTTCATATTCCAAAGTATTAGCCGCTAAGCACACCGAAACAATCAAAAGAATTATGCAATTAGCACATTATGTTTACTTATTTGACGTGAGGATTAGACATGACTCAAAAGCTAGAGAGTATTTCCAAACCACTAATGGCGGCGCTGTTGCAGCTTTCGGTTCTGGGGGAGCAATTACAGGGCAAGATGCAGGACTTCCCGGCCTTGAACGATTCTCGGGGGCTGTTATCATTGATGACGCACATAAGCCAGACGAGGTCCATAGTGATACAATTAGACAATCTGTTATCGACAATTATAGAGAAACAATTCAACAGCGTGCCCGCGGAATCAACGTCCCTTTTATCTTCATCGGACAACGATTGCATGAAGATGACCTCGCGGCCTATTTGCTAGCTGGAAAGGATGGCTATAAGTGGACAACTGTTATTCTCAAGAGTATTGATGATGCTGGAAATGCTTTGTACCCAGAGGTTAATACGCTAGCATCGTTACAAATTAAGCAAGAGCGCGACCCTTATGTGTTCGCCTCTCAATACCAGCAAGACCCAATACCCGCAGGTGGTGCGCTATTCAAACCCGAATGGTTCGTAATGATGGAAGAAGAGCCCAATGTATTGTACAGTTTCATTACAGCGGACACCGCAGAAACTTCCAAGAGTTACAATGACGCAACAGTATTTTCATTCTGGGGCATCTATGAGATTGAGTCCTATGGTGTAAAAACTGGTCAATATGGGCTACACTGGATAGATACGCTAGAATGTCGCATTGAACCTAAAGATTTAAGGCCTGTGTTCCTGGATTTTTGGCAGCAATGTATGAGATATCCAAAGCCTCCGCAGATGGTGGCTATTGAGAAAAAGTCCACAGGTGGTACGTTACTAAGCTTATTGGATGAGATTAGAACGGTCAAAATGATGGATATTCCAAGGACTCGTGAGCAAGGTAATAAAACAAAACGATTCTTGGAAGCTCAGCCTTACCTTGCGGAAAGACGTGTTTCCTTTCCCATGTTTGGTAAGCATGTGAAACTTTGTATTGACCACATGAGCAAGATTACGGCGAATGAAACGCATCGCTGGGATGATATAGCAGATACCGCAGCCGATGCGATAAGGATAGCTTTAATCGATAAAACAATTATATCATCACAGGTAAATGCGGTAGATTATGCCCAAATGGCAAAATCAATGACTGGACAACAGAATAAGGTGAATAGATTGAGGCAAAGTGCTTATTTACGGTGATGAAATAAAGCTATTTTTGAAGGAGATGGGATTTATTCCTTCCGATAGTAGCGTATTGAATTATCCTTTAAGAGATTTATATAAGAAATTTTTTTTATATTGTTTAGAAAAAAAACCAGAAATGAAAAAAAGGGAATGGATATTATATAAACAATTTAGACAGTTAATTCGAGATAATAATTTTATAACGTTAAAGTATAATGGAGTATTTAAAATATTTTATAATTTTGAAAAGTAGATAATTAAGATACAATAAATTCAAGCAGGGAAAGGATTTCTCTACAAGGAGCTACAGCAATGAAGGACGTAGCAAAACGCTATCAAGATAATCTTGCGCGTATTAAGAAAAAAGTACGCAATGCGCACGATTATTTTAAAGATAATTACGACCGCTATAATGAGTTCAGACGCTTTGTTTTCGACTCTTCATTGAAAGAAGATGAAATCACGTTGCTTCAAACTATTGGCCGACCGCAACTAGAGTTCAACGTACTCGAAGCCTATATTAGCAGACTTCTGGGTGAGTTTTCAAAGCAGGAACCTGATATTGAGGTCAATGCGTTTGATGAAGATAAAGCTGACCCTATCACCATTAAGGTTGTTGAGCAGCACCTAAAGCATGTCTTCATGGATGATAATAACGAACATACTCGTTATGAAGTGTATAAAGACTTACTTTCTGGTGGATTTAGCACCATCAAAGTATTTACCGACTACGAACACCCCATGTCAATGAATCAGGTCATTAAGATTGAGCGACAAGAGCCAACACTTACAGGATTTGATAAGTTGGCACGATTCTCACATAAAGGTGATGGCCAATTCTGCTTTCAGTTGTTCCCCAAAGATAAAGAAGAGTTCCTTGAAGAAAATCCTGATATTGAGCTAAAAAACCTAAGCTTTAGACGAGACTTCGCGGGATTTAATTGGTCATATCTCAATGACAACAGTCAAATTATTGTCGTTGCTGATTACTATGAGAAAAAACGCAAGGAAGAAACTATCGTTCAAGTGCGTGATGGTCGAGTAATGACGATGCCGCAGTATCGTAAGATGCTGGACACTTGGAATGACATTACCGTACCACCTACTATCATTGGAAAACCAAGGAAAACCTTACTTGACACTATTTGCCGTTATCGAGTAATCGAAAATCAGGTGCTTGAGTACGAAGAGACCGACTTTTCTCATTTGCCATTGGTATTTATTGACGGCCATTCGTTAATGATTAAGACACCAAAGAACGGCAACATCAGACAGGTAACAAGACCCTATGTCTATCATGCTAAAGGTGCGCAACGCCTTAAGAATTACGCGGGTATTTCATTGGCAAATGAGATCGAAAATACGGTACAGCATAAGTTCATGGTGGCTAAAGAAGCCCTTCCAAAAGAGGAAGAATTTTTACAGGCTTACAAAGATACTCAAAAAGAGTCTGTGCTGGTTTATAATTCTGTTCATGAATCCAATCCTGACATGCCAATTAGTAATCCAATACGCGAGGTTAACCGTATTCCGGCACCACCAGAAATTGCCGAAGCTTTTAAAGGAGCTGATTCTCTCATTCAGAATGTATTGGGCTCTTACGATGCTAGCCTTGGGATTAACAATAACCAGCTTTCTGGTATCGCCATCGTTGAAGCTGCTAGTCAGTCAAATGCTACTGCTATGCCTTATATTGTGGGCTGCTTACAAGGGTTCCAACGAGTAGCTGAAATATATGTGAACTTAATGCCCAAATACTTTACTACTCCACGCACCATTCCAATCCTTGATGATGAT